CCCACCACTTTTCTTTTCTATCTGTATAGGTCATGATGTTTCTTCCTCATCATTATAGAATACAACAATCGAATGTATCCTATCGCTATGTGGACTATCACCATTGCGTCGGCTCATAATTTTTTCATAGTCAGCCTTGTCTGCAAATCCCCAGTTTCTGTGACCAACTACTGCTTCACAGCATTCATCAATGCTATCTGTAAAATCATATCCCATGACTAGCACCCTCCTTAATCTTGATGGTTAATGCACCACGCTTGTTGCGTTTGATGGATAGCTTATCTGTGAAAACCTCACGTTCATTAGATAATACAAGTGATTTAAGTTCATTCTTAGCAACTTCAAATCGTTTGTTACCCCATACATTTTCAATATAATTAGCTTCGTAATTTCTAAAGCTATTATCTTTACTAGCATCACGTGCCACCATGTTATCCAACGTCATGTGATGTACGTTGGATGGTAATTCGTTTGGCATTTCTGATTTCGGTGGTTGTTTCTTGATAACATGGCTCCAAAAATCTCTGAAGATAGGGAGCATTCGCAACCATTCAGCTTCATCTTGACTGACAAGTTTGCATTCCCATTGGTTGCCAAAGATAACTGATAGATACATGTGACTGAGATCAGCAACTTTCATGTATAGCTGTATCTGTGGGTAGTAGTAGGTAAGTATGTCATCAAATTTTTTGAATGAACTGGTATGCTTACACTCCACACCAATGTAATCACCTTTGTTTTCTGTGTCTCTAATGACACCATCAAGCGTAGCTTTAAATGGTATACCCTCAATAGTTTTCTTGAACTCAGGCTGTGTATCTATAACCTGTACTCCATACTCTTGCTCAAACCATGCGAGGTTGAACTCTTCTGTGTATGTACCCAGTTGTACGTTGAATAGATGAGATAGATCGGATGGTTGTGCTATCCCAATCTTCTCATTATATAAGTCATGCCAATCTCCACGTATAATCTTGACGGCATCTGAACCACCAATGAATCCCATTCGCCAGTTAGGGTCACGGATAGGTTGTTGTAATGATACTATAGTCATGCGTTCTCCTTTATTTTATATGTTATAGTAGTGCATTTATGCAACTAATTCAAACGTTTTGTTATTTATTTGTGCTTTTATGCACCATTTCAAACAATAGTTTACGTTTGTAGTAACGCCACTCACCGGCTTCACGTATCTCTGATAGAGAAGGGAAGAAGGTTTTAGTACGTCTGATATATTTAGTGGCGAATAATAATATATCAGCAGGAAAATCGTCTAGGTCCTGTGCCATAAGACGTAACTTTACAGAGTAATCTTTTTGTGTAAGGCCCGTCTGCTTAGCCATAACAGCTAAGGTATTTAGTAACTCTTGTTCTATGTCAGCTTGTGGTAGGGGTGTCATAGCAAACGCCATTACCTTTTTAGCTTTGGTTAACTGTTCAGTTGTTGGTGTCTTGGTTAGTACATACTCACGTACACTAAAATCCCGATTCAGTTTTTCCTCGAAGTCCAGTATTGATTCCATTGTAGAAAGAACCGTCTCCTCTATTTCCTTTGGAGAAGTAGTTGTCAGGCTTTGCAGTGCGGTTGAAGACTTTTCCTTGGTTACTAATGTGAGTGCCATTTTGTTTCTCCTTCAATGGTTGGTTGCTTATAGGTTTGGGTGCCACTGTGTCACTAGATAATGGACTGACTGTCACTTCCGGGGTGTCCTCCTGGCACTTCACCACTTTGTATATGTTCACTTGATTTCTCCCTTGTCTTTTTCTAAGCAGCAGTCCTTTAGTTACAAGGACATCAAGCTTGCGTATGACTGTGCGTCTACTCATACCTGATAGCTTGGCTATGGTTTCGATCGAAGGGAATGCAACGTTAGTATTCTTATGGGCATGATGGTTGATGACCAACAGCACTAGCTTAGCGAGTGGGTCACCAACATCTGCATCCAAAATACCTTGGATATTTCGGAACGACATATCTATTTTGATTCTTCAAAAGATTTATCTATTTGTTGCAAGGCTTCAATACCAAGACTTACTGATCTTCTATGGCCCTCTTTCATACCATCAATAAATCCTTGGTTATATACGGCAAAGATTGCCTCTTTCATTTTAGGTACTGCATCAATTATATCTTCTGCTTCTATTGGGGTCATTTGATTTCTCCAGTCACTTTTGATTCTTGCTGCATTTCTTTTTCAGTTGGTACTCCAACTAATGTAGCTAATTCTTCTAAAGTTTTTTGACCAGAAGATGACATGCGATCATACTCCCAATATAAATCAGTTACTTTTAATTGCATTTTTTTTAGGTCGTCTAATTCTACCCATTGTATATTCATTTGGTTCTCCATAGTTTTTTGACTGTTTGTTCTGATAGAAACATAACCCATCTAGGTTCTGCGTTCCCACCACGCTTGTAAATAACAGCATCCCGGTTCACCATGGTTGTGAATGGTGATGGAAAGCTACTATTCTTACGGTATTTTACCTCCGCAATTATGTCTTGTCCGTTGAGGTTGATGACGAGGTCGCCTTTATACTCGCCTCCCAATGCTCCACTAAGCGGTTGACGCTTGACTTTGATCTTCCACGACTTAAAGAGTTTGACGAAGAAGTTCTCATGGTATGTTCCTTTTCGGCTAGACGTGCTTGCCATCCTGATTTCTCCTTACATGTGAAGCAGACAAAGTAAGTACGACTACTCTTCACTTTCGTGAAGTAACGAGAGGCAGTGCCACAGATGTCACACTTTCTCATTGTACTTTAAGCTTACATTCCAAAGCTTGTATCCAGTAGAGAAGCATGTAACCTGATGGTAGTCTCTCGTATCTTTCCCATTTACCTATCAGGCTATTGGCACAACCAATCTTATCGGCTAATGCCTCCTGCGAAATCCGCAGTTTGTTTCTCTTGCTCACTAAAGAGCCGACCAATTCCACCCAGTTAGGGTCAACTGGCACTGGCTTTGCTCTGTATGTGAACATCTCGGATTGCTTTTGCAACTCGTTCTGCTGTATCAAATCTTAAATCGACTCCATTTTTGGCACGATAATACGTACTGCTTGGTATACCTGCGTGTGTAAACATATCAATTAGTCGTATGTCCTGTGCATCCGCTATATTTTGTAGTTGTTGTATGTACTTATGTATAATCATACTAGATAATGTATTGCATTTATGCACTGTTTACAATATATTATTTTTGGATACAGTGTTTTTATAATACTACCACAGAAGTGGGGAAACTGTTATGTATGCTTTTATGCATAGTAATACAGACGATTTAGAGAGAAAAGCTCTCAAGGTATGGATGAGGGGGGTCATAGCTAACCAACATATGTCAGCATATGAATGGGCAAGTAAAGCTAGAATTTCCCAGTCTACAATCACGAGGTTCTTAAGTGGAGCTTCGGTGTACATACCCTCTAGTCGTACTGTTGCTAAGTTAATTGCAGTAGCCGGTAGCGAACCCCGTACGACAAGCACGATAATAGAAACAAGAACTTTAGAGGTGTTAAATACGGAGGGTAAGCGAGTGCGTTATGTGAACGTGCATGATATTGAAGGTAAGTTACTTGCTATGGAATTACATCAGCCATCAGGTTATGGATATGGTGGGATTAATAGGGGTGATACAATTATTATTCAAGAAGATGCTAAAATAAAAGATGAGGATGTTATCATGTTTGAATGTGATGACGGATTTTTAGTTGGTCAAGCTATGGGTAAGTATATAGTGCATAAAAGCCCTGTCCATACAGTCAATAGAAATCTTGCCGACGTGTCAGTGGTCGGCAAGATAGTGCAATGTATTAAGACGTTCTAACCTTTTTTTTGTTTGGATAGTTAACATCTTTATAGTCGTCAGACTGATACTCATTATCTTGTGCTATAAATTCTTTGATTTGTGTAGCACAGGCAAAGGCATGTGATGGACCATACTCATCATTGATCTTAGCTATGGCTTGGTCATTGGTTAAGTCTTTGAGGTACTCATTGAACTTTAGTTCTACCTCTATGCACTGGTCTTTTAATCTACTCATGTGTATACTCCTTCACTTTTTCTGCGACACCATAGTGTTCGAGCATTGGCTGCTCTTTCCATTCGTGCCATTCTTTTTTGGTTTGTTCTACGAAACTAGGTTTGTTGATTGTGGTTGCCAACTCACAAACTGCGTTTGCTATGTTGACTGCGTCACTTTCATTGTCACATGACATACCTATGAGTGAGCATAGGTACTCTTGATAGGGGTCCATTGTGTTCTCCGTTTAAAATAATGATTGTTGTTGTGGTTCTTTACCTAACGCATTAAGTAGTTGCGATTTGATTTCTTCTTCAGTTAAATATTCTCTAAAGAAATGTGATTTGTAGGCTGTCTCTGTATATTTATTTGGCTTTGAACAGTAGATTTCAACATGATCAGTACCTTTGAAATACTCTCTGTTGATGACAACTCTGATATTTATATTATCCCATACAAAATCAAACTCATTTGGATTACATGGTTGTGTAAACATACTACTATAATCATACCAAACCTGAGTCATTTCTTTGGTAGCTGTACTACTTTGTGCAGTCATTGTGTTCTCCATTGTTGTTGTGATTAGTCCTTACACATCAAGACTCTTGCTGACAGGAAGCAACTCCTATTGATCTATCAAGTGTTGATTCACGTTTACGTACCTCAGACCCGATCTAACCAGTGGTACTCCTTGATGTGTAAGGTATTCCTCGAGGGAATTATGTTAGTTCTTTAACGCCAAGACCATTCCATCTGCTAGTCTGTATAGCTTTGCTTACCTCGGCGTGACGTAACACCTCAGCTCTATGTGGATGGTTGGCATCTTCTGTATGTGATGACCAGTAAGTTAACGCATTATACAAAGCCCATTTGTTTTGGCCTAGCTTAATTGATTCATTATTATACAAACCCATTAGCTTATCTAATTTAGTCTCGTTAACCTTGACCATACTGGTGTTGGTATTACGTTTACATAATGTATCTTTAAGGAATGTCTCAGCTTCTAACTGACTGACTGGTTGGGTTGCATACTCTTGCCATATACCCTTGCTATCAAAGAAACCATTGATTGCATTGTTAATCTTAGCTTGCGTACCTTGAAGACTAAAGCCTGATGTGTGTTTGTTTCTATTGAATGATAAAGCTTTTGGACTAGCACATCCATTGCTACACCATAGTCTATAGCCCTCAGCTTTAATCATAATAGACCAAGCACCATCATATGAGTTGGTGTAATCAACATGGAACTTTATGTAGTCACCAACTTGAGGCTCAATAACTAAGTCATTGAATGCTATAGTGCCACGCATCTTAGCACCATTCTCATAGACTTGCTGTGTATGTGTGAAATCACGAGTTAGTCTTTCACTATTACGTGCAGCTTGTTCCATCTTATCAACGACTTCACCATGTCGTATCATTTGATATGCACCACCATGCGTACCAAGTACCTGACCTGTATCAGTACGAACGATAGCACGTTGCATATTTGCAGGTACATCAATGCGTGTTTGAAACTCACCCATTCCCCCTGCTAATGCTTGAAGTGGCATAACTTCTACCGGGAAGTCATAGTCTGCTAGTATTGTTTGTATTCCATCCATGATTATCTCCTTTATAAGAATGGGTTGACGTTAGGTATTACTCCTGCATCTACCAGTAGTAATGTGACAGTGAGTCCTATTAATAAGAACCCACAAACAATTTCTATCCACCCAATAGTGACTAGAAAATTATGTTTCTTAGTTGATATTTTGTATTGCATATTTCATTTCCTAAATTGAATTTCGTGACAGCAAATCTGAAAAGCCAACCCATCACACCTTTAGGTTGACTTCGGATAGGGTAAGGGGTGGGATTAAACTGTTATGAAGTGATAGTTATTTAACGTTAGCTGTTACTGAAGGTGAACATAAAAAAAGGCAGAGTGGAATTACCCACCCTGCCTAATATATTTAAGCTGACTTCTGTGCTTGCTCATCAACGAATGAATTGATAGCTTTGTTAAGAAGGTCTTGCCCTTTATCCTTTGGCATGATGCAGATATCTTTATGTAGCTTGATATTCTTATTCTTAGCTAACGCTTGATCTACATTATGCTCGAATGTTTCTTGTTCAGATACAGAACGACCTGTTTTTCTAGCTCTATTCTTTAGCATTAATGACTCAGCTCTCTCAGTCCTTGATGTAGATGAACTACTACCTAATGTCTTAGGACTGAATGCTTCATCAAGCTGTTTCTTATAAGCTTCTTCTCCCATCCAGTCTGAACCATATGTATCTTCAAAGAAATCTCTGAACATCATATACTCTTTCTCGCAGTTAACTATAGCTGACATGTTCTGCTCCATAGCATTCATTAAGTTATCAGTTGGTGACTGCTCTATCTTTTTCTCAAGCACGTCTGCTCTTTCATGTGCTTTAGCTAATTGACGTTGAGCAGTAGCACAATAGCTACCAATCCTTAGCAGTATAGATAGATTCCAATAAGGATTATCTTGTCCTGTATCAGTGT